ACTGGTGCAGGCCGACGCGCTGCTGTGGGGCAACGGGCGGGCGGTGATTGTCCGCGACACGCAGCGTAAGCCTGTCGAGCTGATCCCGATTGCCGCACGCAATACCGCTACGGTGATCGACGAAGACGGGGTGAAGTGGCACAGCGTGCGGGTGTCGAGTGTTGAGGAGACGCTTATCCCGCGCACGAAACCGCTTGAGTCTACCTATCTACTGTTCCCCGATGCTGACGTGTTGCACGTTCAGGGCCTCGGCAGCAACGGAATCGTCGGCCGGCCGATCACCGATTACGCGTCGGACTCTTTTGGCCTCGGCTTGTCCGCGGAGAAGCAAGCGAAAAGCTATTTCGACAACGGCGCGCGGCCGGGGATTATTCTCGAAGCACCGCCCGGCGCGTTCCGCAACCAGGTGGACGCCGAACAGTTTCTGGAAGCCTTCAATAAGCGGCACCAGACCGCCGCGAATGCTGGCAAGGTGGGCTTGCTCCGCGAGGGCATCAAGGCCACGACGCTAAGCATGACGGCCGACCAAGGCCAGCATATCGACAATCGCCGCTTTACGCGGCAGGACGCGGCGCTATGGTTCCTGCTTGAATCCATCCTTGGCGATGGCGAGTCCAATAGCTACAGCAGCTTGGAACAAAAGCACCTAGCTTACTTGACCAACTGCCTAATGCCGTGGCTCGTGAAATGGGAGGAGCAAGTCAACTGCAAGATGCTGTCGAGCCGCGAGAAAAAGCACGATACACACTTTGCCAAGTTCAATGTGGCCGCATTGTTGCGAGCAGACCTGCAAACGCAAGTCAACACGCTTGGCAATGCTATTCGTTCGCGGATTATGAACCCGAATGAGGCGCGCGAGAAACTGGACCTAAACCCGTATGATGGCGGAGACCTGTTCGAGAATCCGGCGATCACGCCGGGGCAGCGGCAGGCACCGGAGCCGGATGCACCGGACGACGAGGAAGCGAACGACGCGAGGCGCAACGCAGCGGCAAAACTGGGCCTGAAGGCTATCCAATCGCGGATCAAGCATCTTGCAGGGGTCGAGCGGCAGCGGATCGCCGCCGCGATTGCTGACGGTAAGCCGATGGACGAGTGGGCCGAAGCCTTCTACGCGTCGTGGGAACGCAGTTTTGCGGCCGCCATAGGTGAGTTTGGCGGCACAAATGCGCATGCAAAGAGCCATTGCGACGCGGCTAAAGCCTTGGTTTCTGCGTGGAAACCGGGGGAAAACTACACCGAAACGCTACTAAACGCGGTCGAAACGCGTGCAAACGCGGTGGCTGACGCGATATTCGCGGGAGAACTGGCGAAATGATTGAGTATGACGGCGATACCAACGAGGTCTATTTGTACGACGAAATCGGGCCCGACGAGTACGGGCTAGCCTCGGCAAAGCAGATGGTCGCGGCCTTGAAGGCGGCGAAGGGTGCGGATATTACGCTTCGGATCAACTCGCCAGGCGGCAGCGTGACAGAAGCAACGGCGATGGTTGAAGCGCTGCGAAGATACAAAGGCGAGGTGAATGTCGAGATTGACGCTATCGCGGCCTCGGCTTCAACGCTTGTGGCTTTGGCTGGCAACAGTGTCGGCATTTCCGCAAACGCGTTCTACATGATTCACATGCCCTGGTCATTCGCTATCGGTCCGGCTTCGGAAATGCGTAAGACTGCCGATATTCTCGACAAGTTCGCGGTTAACCTTGCGCAGCAGTACGCCACAGCTACCGGCAAGCCTGTCGACGAGGTCATGGAGTTGATGGCGGCCGAGACGTGGTACAACGCCGAAGAGGCTGTTGCAAACGGATTCGCCCACAGAATCACGGACGGCGTGGAAGTTGCGGCGAATATTCGTCGCGGCCTGTATGCGAAAGCGCCGGACAAGCTATTTGATTCGCCTGCCGTGTCGGCACGCGAAAAGCGGCTGCGGCTATTGCGGCTGCAATAACAACTCACTGGCGCGCGGCGTCGTTATTCCGCGTGGTCAGCGTTTCGGTGGTAGTTGGTTTGTATCCTATTTGAGGGTGTTGAGATGGCGACGAAAGTTATGCCTCTCGCCTCGTTGACGCTGGCCGAACTGGAGCAGCTTCACGACGAGAAGTGCGCAGCCATTGACGCCGTGAAGGCGTTGGCGGCCGAAGATGTTAGTGACGAAGACTTGGCCGCTGCTGAGGCGGCCGCTGTCGAGTTGAAGGAAATCGCAGCCGTGTTGGAAGCCAAGCGTGCCGAACGTGCCAAGCATGATCGGATTGCGGCTTTAGCGGCCACGAAGTTGCCGGGCCAGACTGGCGCTGAAGTGCCGGCGTACGATAAGCCGATTCGGATTCCCGCGAACGTGCGGCGAGTGCCGAACCTGCAGGGGTTTCACGGACCGAACGCGCAGGAAGACGCGTACAAAGCGGGTCTGTTCTGGGCCGCGCTGATTGGCCACGAAGACAGCAAGCGTAAGGCACGCGACATTTTTGGCGCGTTGTCTGGTTCGTCCACGGCGGCCGGTGGTGCTGTTGTTCCTGACATTGTCGAGAACAGTATCGTCTGGCTGCGTGAACAATATGGCGTGTTTCGGCAGAACGCGCGACGGGTGCCAATGTCCAGCGATACTTTGCTGGTTCCGCGACTGACCGTCAGCGTTACCACGGCGCATATTGGCGCTGGTTCGCAGATCACGCCAAACGATCCGACGTTTGCGCAGGCGACCGTCTCGGCTGTCAAGTTGGCAAGCATGACCTACGTTGCTTCGGAGCTGGCCGAAGATGCGTTGATCAGCATTGCTGACCTGCTGGCCAAGGACTTCGCGTACGCGATGGCGGTGCAGGAAGACACGGACGGATTCCTCGGTGACGGAACCGGAACCTATGGTTCGATCACCGGCGTTGCGTCTGCGCTGGGTGCTGGTGCGACCTATACGGCCGTCACCGGCATCAACACCGTGGCTGAGCTTAACTTGGCGAGCTTCCACGGCACGATGACGAAGCTGTTGAATGTCCCCGGGATTCGTCCCAAGTGGTACATGCACAGCGAGGTGTATCACACCGGGGCAGCACCGCTGATGACGGCGGCGGGCGGCAATACGGTGGGCAGCCTGGAGCAGGGCATGGCGATGCAGCCGATGTTCCTGGGCTACCCGGTTGTCTTTACTCAAGTCCTGCCGACTGCTTCGGCGGCGGCTTCGTCATTGGTCGCCTACTTCGGCGATCTGTCGATGGCGGCAACGATGGGCGAAAAGCGTGGTATCGAGGTGCAGGCCTCTGACCAGTTCCGCTTTGATTACGACCAGATCGCGATTCGCGCAACCGAGCGCTTCGGGATCACGGTGCATGATGCGGGCGGCGCGTCCAGCAAGGGTCCGATCGCGGGCCTGAAACTGGCCGCGACCTAATCCGGTTCGCTTCGGCTGCGGCGGGTGGCTTTCGCGCCTTTCGCTACCCGCCGCAGTCTTTCCTTTCAGGGTGTGCGATGGAACCAATAACCGAACTCCGCCGAACTACGCCGCCTAGTCGCGATGCGTTGACGCTAGAGGAAGCCAAGAAGCACTTGGAGTTGGGCGAGTCCACGGACGAACACAACGCACACTTGGCGGCTTTGATTGCCGCTGCCACCGAGCAGTGGGAGCACGACAGCGGCGAGGCTTTGGTGAGCCAATCGCTGACTGGCTATTGGCCGGCGTTCCCTTGCGATCCGTGGCTGACCCTGCCTGTCGGCCCTGTTACGGCCGTAACGTCGATCAGTTACTACGACGATGCCAACGTGTTGCAAGTGTGGGATCCGTCGAACTACTCGCTGTCTGCCGGGTCACTCGTGACGTTGGCGTACAACGTATCGTGGCCGTCAACATATGGGCGGCCGGACGCTGTGGTTATCGAATGGGTGGCTGGGTACGGTGCCGACAATACGGCCGTACCAAAGATTGTAAAGCAAGCCTTGCTGTTGCAGGTGGGTAAGTGGTTTGCGGATCGTGAGATGATGGCCAACAACCTTATGTACAACGACGACGCGTATGAAAGGCTGGTTCGTCGGAACATGCGGCGAGGGTATCCGTAATGGCGAAGTTTGGCGCAAGGCGATGGCGGGCCACGGTGCAGCAGCATGACGGGACGGTCGATGACCACGGCCAGCCTACCTACTCTGTGGATTCGGATTGGGATTCGGTGCTGACTGGTCTGCCAGTGGAACTGTTGTCGACAACTGGCGGCGAAACTATACGCGGCCGACAAACGACCGCCGAATCGTCGCATATTGGCTATTGCGACTATCACGCTGGCAGCAGCGTAACAGCGGGTATGCGGCTTGTGATTGATAGCCACAGGTACAACGTGGTGGCGGTGCTGGACGAGCTTGGTAAGCGGCGCGAGTTGCGGTTGGAACTGCGGCGGGAGATTGGCTAGTGGCAGGTAAGCCTATATTCCGCAGCGTTGCCAACAAAGGCGACGTGAAGTTCGCGCTGGACTACTTTGCAGACTTTGACATTACCGCGTACCTAGAGGGCTTGGAAGACACGGCGATCATTCCGGCTGTCGAATCTGCGTTGAAGCCGGCCGGCCGAATATTCGCAAAGGCGATCACGGCGGCGGCACCTTCGCCAGGCTATCCCGGCGACAAGCCAAACAGGAAGCCGCTGAAAGAGTCGATCGCGTACAAGATCAAGTCCTACCGAAGCCGCCGCAAGGGACAACGCGGCCGGCGAGGCAAGAAGTCCGGCATTTCATTCCTTGCTGTCGGCGGCAAGTGGCCAGAGGGCGCGCACGCCCACCTTGTCGAGCGTGGCCACGTGATGATTGCTCGCAACTACATCGGCTATGTGCGCGCCTATCCGTTCCTCCATCCGGCCGCTAAGAGGGTGCAGGG